TCAGAGGGGGTTGATTGCTCTTACTATTATTATCGCAAAATTAGATATAAATACAAGTGTTTACACCCTGCGTTATTCAAATTTATTTGCTTTTGAGTAATTCTCTTCTGGAGTTAGGTATTGAAGGTTCCAGGGAACGTGAAGTCCGCACACGATGTCATTTTGGAGAGGTATGATGTGATCAACTTCAAAGCCCTTGGGACACTCTTTGTATATTCTTTTGAGTTCTTTCTTATCGACCCATGATGGCGTGGCGTTTAATTTGGAAGCTCGTCGTCGGGCTCGCTTCTCCCTGTTACATGTCTTCCCTTTCTTAGTTTTATTCCATTTTCTATGAAGGGCGTTGACCTTTTCTTTGTTTTCTTTTTGATAGTTGGACATATACTCGGCTCTATGTTCCTTGTTTTCTTCGCTCCAATTTTTATAAGTTATTCTTTTTCTTTCCTTATCTTGTGTGAGCGCTGCGTATCTTAAATGTTTTAGACATCGAGTCTTTCCTTCTTCAGGCTTATTTTTGCAAGCGGTTGTGGCCGTACATAATCCTAATTGTTTTTTGTAAGCTACCATGAATTTAGACTTAGTGAGTCCTAAATGTTCGGCAGCTTTTCTAATCGATCCTTGTTCTTTTAATGCCTTTTTGTAGTTCATAGTTTTATTATAGCAGTTGCATCCATACTTGTCAAGAAAAAAGGCGACTCGATGGTCGCCCTTTTAAATTAATGAGTAATATTAGGCTCTTCCGATGTTTTCCAAAATCACGTTTTTACGTGGAGTGTATACAATTGGAGTTCCGTAGAGTAATTGCATCCAACGGTAAGCTGTAGCGATGATCGCAAGGTCCATCTTCATCAAAGGAGCAAGCTGTTTAAAGCGAACGCACTCTGATTCGTTGGTTAACAAGTAAGCTTGAGAAAGACCAGGCAACTTGTGGTTGAGGTCAGTCATGGTAGCGGCTCCACCTACAGCAGCAGGGGCAACATATCCGATGAACTCGTGGCCACTATCGCTTCCGACTACAGATCGGTAAACAGCGTAAGCATATGCACCAGCGGTAGCAGGGATGGCTAGAGCTACAGCGTCACCAGCAGTTACTGCGATTGCAGCAGAGCTAACTGATTGAACAGACTCACCAGCTTTGTTGATGGCTGTTGCGCGATAGAAATAGTTTCCAGCTTCAGCGGCTGTGAACTTAGAGTTCGCATTTGCAGCAGGGGCAGGAGCGGAAGGTTGAGCAGGAGCGGCAGGAGCGTCAGCAACTGGGCTAGCACCACGCTTAGGACGTAAGAAGACATCAGAAACTAGGTCATAGGCTCCAGCAGAGGAAACGAACTGTTGAAGAACGAAACCAGCTTTACCGTTTGCAACACCGATTGGGTTGATTCTTTCTTTAGGATAGAACTGACGAGCAAGATCAGAGTGAGCTTTAGTATCCATCATCATAAGATTAGGCATACCGAAGTTCTCAACAACTACTCGGCCAGCGTTTTCAAGAGCGTCTTCGTCAAGAACGGCACCGCGTTGATCTTGAATTACTGATTCAGCCAAACCGTAACCTGTGAAGGCAGTAGCCTGAGCAGAAGCGTCAGTGTTACCTTTACGGATTTGCTTATCAAGACCTTCCCAAGCTAAGTCGTTATCGAGGATAGCTGCATCAGCACCGTCGAATTGACCAGCGTTAGAATAGTGACCGCGACCATCAAAAAGGTTACGCTCAACGATCTCAAGAATACGCATGGTACCGCTTCGGATTTCGCGAGCAATCGCATCACCGTGAGCGTTACGAACAAGGGTATAAACGTGCGTTAATTCACGAGTAACACCGATGAAACGTACTCTTTGGATTTGACGTGAGTAGCTAGAATCTTCAGAACGAGGAAGATCACCCTCAGCGATAAATCCACGACCTTGATCACCATAGGCGTCTTGTCGGTTGTACTCTTCGATTGTGTTGTAGGCTTGATCTTTTGCCATCAAGGGCCACAACTTGATATTTTTCATTTCGTAGGTAACGGACTTCAAAGAAGCGTCAAGGCTTTCTACTTGAAGGGCTCCACCGCCAGTAAGGGCAGTTGGGGCACCTGCGTATCCAGCGCCAGCTTCAAGAGCTTTGTTCAACTCTTCAACTTCTTGTGCAGAAGCAGTACCGTAACCTTCACCGAAATTCACAAAGTTATAGTTAGACATTTAATGTTTCTCCTTATTTTAAAGACTTTGTAAGTTTGTCCTTAACAGCCTCTTGTAGAGACTTGCTAAGTTGGTTGGTTGATTCGTACTTAGTAATGTCATGCGACTTGGCTATTCCTTCTTGTTGAAGTTCTAACAAAGCATTCAAGACTTGGCCTTTCGAAGGCTTGACAGAGTTGGACTCTTCAGACTTCTCAATAGGCTCCAAGCTATCAACTGACTTTTTGTCATATGCAGGTTGCGATGCCATTTTTTCGACCTTTTCGGTCAAACTTTTAATTAACTGATTTGATTCAGAAATAGATTTACGAAGTTCTTCGTTCTCTTGTTTCTGAGCTTCCAAAGCTTTCATCATAGTCTCGTCTTGCTTTGGTTCTTGAACAGATTTTTTAATCTCTACTTCTTGAGCCTGTTCATCTTTACTTTCACGCCAAGCTTTAAGAAGTTCATTCTCTTCTTCGTCTTGAGCTACAAGTGCTTCAAATTTAGGCTCTTGTGACTTTTCGACTTTCTCTTCTTGCTTTGGCTCTTCGGACTTCTTCATTTCTTTTTTGTCGTCCTTTTTTTCTTTCTTTTCGTCTTTGTCGTCTTCATCGTTGTCGTCAGATTTCTTAACTTCATTTTTCTTGCTCATCAATTCTTGAGTCTCGGTTTTAGGAGTCCCAGATTTGATGCTGTCATCTCCACCGTTGGAGGCAGCGTTATTAAGACCTTTCTCGATCTCCTCGCCTTGAGCTTTCAATTGCTCAGCAGTCTCTTCGACCGCTTTTTTGATTTCTTCTTTACTAGGCACGTAAATCTCCTTATTGTTCTTTATCGATAAAGGCCTCGATTGCCCATCCTGCCAGTTCCCAAGGATCTTGGTCAGGAAATGCAACTTTCATGCCATCCATCAATGATTTTACCATCTCTTTAGTATTTTTTTTCTTTTTCTTTTTGTAGGTCGTGGTTTTACAGTTTTTGTCGAGGCTTTCTTTGCTCATCGCCTCTCCATCTGTACGTGATTCTGGGGCATTTGCGTGCCCAGCTCCAGCGGCCATGGCTTTCTCAGTATCTTCGCCTTTTACGATTTCGTCCTGAAGCTTTTTCATTTCGGCTTTCATTTTATCGGCGATGGCCTGGTTGTCTGCCATTTGAACTTCTTCTTCAGCATTCTCCTGCTGGATTAGGTCCGGCTTTGGGTTTTCTTTGAACGAACCCTGTTCGAAGTGAAGTCTTGCTTTGGCAATAAAATCTAGCATAACTTCTAGGTCTGATTTTCGAACTTCAACCATTTCTTCAATGTTTTCAATATTATGGACGACTCCGCCGTTCACATCCGGCTGAATGTCGTCAGGGGAGTTTAGAGATTTACATAGCTCCGCAAACGTATAAGGGTTCACGGGATCTAAGGTCAAAGCCACTTTATCGATTCGGGCTTTCTTAATACGCTTCTGGTCAGAGAAGTCGCGTTGCAAAATTTTTCCCTCAATCGACATGTGAATTCTGGGTCCGGTTCCTTTTTTAAGGGACTTCATTATGTTATAGAAAGCTTTGGCTCTATCTTGTTCTTTCAAAAGATAGCCTTCAACTTGCAAACACTTCTTACCATCGACGTCAATAAAGTCAGCATCTTCTATAATACCGACAACGTTCTCAGGACCTTTTTGATGATCTACGTTAAAAATTCCTCGACCTGCTTTTAAAGCTGAAATGTCAAGACCTTCCTGATCAACGGACTCGCCGTGAAGATCAGTGTCTCCTGTCGAAGCAATACCCTTGATGCGCCATTCGTCGCCATCTTTGGATTTCTCAATGTCTACGGGAATATGGACTAAAAAGTCCTTTTCTTTGAAATTATCAGCCACGCGCATAGCTCCTTTATCATAGGATACCATAACTGTCAATTATTTTTTTCTTCAAATAGATCTTGGGTTATACCCTGCGTCTTTAACCTGCGCTGCAGCTTTTTCATAGCTTTGCGCTCAATCGTAGTGATAGCGGAAATGCTTAGACCTAAAAGGTCAGCAATTTCCTTTAAGCCGTGAGGTCTCTCGTTATACCGCATGTACGTCCAAAAGCAGTTATTATAGCGAGGAGCGTCAATGTACCATTCGTCATTGGGTTTCAAAATCCTGTGATGTTCTCCGCACTTACATGCTGGAAGGTGAACTTTACGCTCCTGTACAAAAGGGAACAACTACCATCGAAGAAGTTCGAGTGGTAATGAACCAACCCTCCCTAGAGGTATGTGATTACGATAGCGTTATCATTGATCCTACTTGTAAAGGTGATGTGTCTAAGGCTAACTTTGCCATATACATTTATGAGTCCTCTATGTCTGACCTTGAAAAGTCAGGCCGGTATACCAATCTTGATACTATCGAAGTAGGGGATGCTTCTATCCTTGCCTCAAGTGATGAGGATGCAGAAGATCCTAGTCGAGATGAAATATCTTTCCGTTTCCAAGATGAACCAAGGAAGAAACTTCAAGTGTTTGAGTACTGGGGTTTCTGGGATATTGA